GTCTATTAGCAGATAGCCCACTCAATTCTACACGTGGCGTTTCAAGCCGACCTAAACGCGTGATCAATAAATTCCTTGATTACGTGCTAAGCCGTCCCATTAAGGACACGATTGTAGAATTCTCAGCCTTGGCCGATGAAGTGCTCGAAAACTGCACTTTATATGGCTCCGGTTCCTTAACAGGAATTTGGATACCACAGATGAAATTTACTCCGGTATTTAAGGAGTATAATCTGTGGTTCAAGACCGCGGACCCTGGTCTCCTCCAATACATCATCTCTTTCCTTTATTATGGCAAGAGAATGAGATACGAGGATGAGACCATGAACGCCACCGCATTTCGCGGATGGTGTGAAGTCGAGGACAGGCTATCCGGTCTAAAGTTCAGCGCTACCATGACTAAAGTACTTCGTCAGATAGTGACTGCGCTTATTGGAGATTTCTCAATCACTGATTTCAGACCCAAGTTTGGTCCGGGAAAAGTGAGAGAGGCCAATATTTTGGGTACCATAGGCAAGTCAAACATATTTGCTTATGATCACCTGATAGACCGTGCTTTCTTCAAGGGCCATTTTGCAAGTTATGGACTCCTTGCTGAAAGCGGACTTCACCCCGATAAGGTCATACCGACCCCAACGAAGTGGAGTAGTGCTAATAAGAGATGCGTACGGATCGCGAAGCGACGCTTTGTGCCGAAGAACGTCAAGACGACAAGGACCATTTGTATGGAACCTAATGTCGTGATGTACTTCCAGCAAGGCATTCGAACAGAACTGCAACGTTCGATGCGACGTGGTCTCGCGCGGCGATTTGTCAATATTAATGATCAGTCTCGCAATCGGAAACTTGCCGAATTTGGCTCGTATACCGGCGAGATCGATACTATTGACCTGTCGTCTGCAAGCGATTCTGTCCATGTAGACCTTGTAAGACAGATCTTTCCTCGGAAGGTTCTGTATTTCCTTCTCGCGACTAGAACTTCTTTAGTCGAGGGTGAGGATCAGACGGTAAGGCGAGCTGTGAAGTTCGCCCCTATGGGTTCGGCCTTGTGCTTTCCTGTACAATGTCTAGTCTTTACGTCTGCTCTGATCTACGCCGCTATGCAGCATTTCCATGGCTTGGACGTCGG